TAACCAACTAACTACTTCGCCATTTGGATCAATAACCAAATCATCAACATAGTTAAACTTATCAAGTATCGCATCAATTGATGATTCCCTAACCGATTCAACTATTTCACTTGGTACATTTGTTTTCACCCACTGTACAAATGAATTATTTGACTTGATAACCCATTTAAACTTTGGCTTTGTTGTGCTCACATAGGCGATCACATTGTCTTGATATTCAGCCTTAACCCTATCTGCTCCGATGTTATCCATCTCGGCTTGCAAGGCTGCTCGCAATCTATCTTTGGCCTTTTTTGCCTCATCAGCAATCATACTGACTGCGGCTAGTTCCAGGGTTAACTCTTTGATGCCCATCCATCCCCCTTAAATATGGTCGGTGTTGGTCGCCAAATGCGCCACATTGCCACCTGGCAAATATCGCAAGTCACTTCAGCGTTTTTTGTCACTGATGCAAGTAGTTCCTTGACTGCATCGCACTTGTCGCATCTAAACTCATAGATCGGCATATGGCCTCTTTAAGTTTTGATGTCCGGTGAAATAATTCACCTGTAAGGTTTCAAATCCAGCAGCCAACCGGCAAATTCGACATTTAGCCGCCTTCATTTTCCATCCACCGCATTGATTACATCTCACAATGTCATCTTCCTTGCTTGCTACTCGGTCGGATGGATAAATGATGCGCTGCATAAAGCATCGCTGACATTCAATCAGCCAAACTTCACTTGGCGCATCTTCAACATCTTCGGTGTTATAGCGTTGAACCTCAGTGTGCGCACAAACCAACTTGCAATTGCTACACATAAAAGGATGCGCATCTTGCTTCATTTAAAAACCCAATGCCCATCTGCTCCGATTTTCATCCATTTAGCCGGATGGCCTGAATCTCGCTTAGGGCAAACCCAACCGCGATACTCCTTGCCTTCCTTTGTGCCAGTCTTTAGCACCATTGGACCGCAACCGCCTTGACATAAAGGCATCTCATCAACAACTGTTGCACCTAACTGCTCGACTACTTGGCTAACATCCCAGACAATTGGCTCTGGATCATTAGGCCTTTGTTCCTTAACAAACTCAGCCAACTTCGGACTTGTTGTTTCAATTGGCTTCTTAGCAAATCCCTTAGGTTTTGCTGGATAGCCGGCCATCATCAAGGCTCTGCCAAGTGATCCTGTTTCGCATAATTCAATGCTATATTGCTTGCTTTTTACCTCGCTAGATAATCCAGTGGCAAAAGGTTCAGGATCATTCCAAGTTCGATAAAGTTCAGTCTTGATAATAAAAACATCACTTTGTGCAATTAATGATTCTGCCAAAATGTGTGATTTGTGCCTGTAATCAGGATAATCGTTTTTAAACTTTTCGAATCTATCCCATACACCTTCATAATCTTCAAGCCAGTTGCTCATCTATATACGCTCCCTTTTTGTATAGTGTTAAAGCATCTTCTAATTGTTGTTTTAATGAATAAAATGTGCCATCGGGCCAATTCTGTATTTCATTGGCGCAAGGCTGGCAATAGAATCGAGTGATTCCGTTGCGCAGTGGTGATTGCGATACCGCTTTCCAGTAAGCCGGCATTTGTGCTTTTGGATGCCAAGAGCCATCTTTTAGTTGGCCCCATTTGATTTTGCAGGTGTCACACCATTGATTGTTATTCAAGTTTCTGGTCAAACTCAATGTCGCTCCAATCATCCGGTGAGGTAAATCGAAGTTGAGCCAAGATAGCGGAGTAGCCGAGGAGATCGAGATACGAATCCGACCGCCCTTCACTCTCCATAATTCGGCTAAGTTTGGTCGCCAAAAAAACAAGTGCAATGTCAGATGGGTTTCGCAACTGAACACCGAGAATTCTTGCGATTTTGAAAATGCGTAGAAAATTGAATCGCGGATCACCATATTCTGTGCCCCGTTCGCGCAAGGTGTCACTAGCCGCCTCGAGCCATTCAGTTGCGGAGAGATCACTAAAGTCATCAAGAGCCATCTCTCACCATTCTTGTTGCGCGGCCGCGCTTGTAGCCTTCATTAAAGGCTTTTGCCTTTGCGCTATTCCATAAAGCCCAAATGTAAAGCCCGGCAAATGGAACAAGAATTGAAATGCCAACAACCCAGGTGTCAGACAAATTAGGAAACATCTGCACTCACCCCGTATTTGTCCAGCCAATAGGCTGCAACTTCATCTCTGGATAATCTGCCGCGAAGTTGGGTTTTGCCCATTCTCTCTTTAGCAAATTTTCTAATTAATGTGCCTTTGACCCAATTGTTGCCATCGGTCCAAGCACCGGCTTGATTATCAAACCGAATTGTTTTTTTGTTAATTGTCATTCTCCCTATCGGTTGGACATTCGCCTTCCGATGGGTTAAATGTATTTAATCAAATAGATTTAGGCAAATGGATTTTCGGAGTGTCGCAATAAATCCCAAGCGTTATCTATGTGTAGAAAGCCAACGGGCCTAGAAGTAGTCTTTGAGTTGGCAAAATCGGTCTTTGTAGGTAGTGCCTTAATTTGCCATTCAGGGGCGTTTAAAGGGTCTAATTCCCAGCAGTATATGCCGAGAGGCGTTGAACTGATATAAAAGGCTCTAAAGGCCCTTAAAAGCCCGTATTCGACCAGATTAGCCCACTTGCTCTGTTCAATCATTAAATCATCGTAGTGAGTTCGCCGGCACTTCAACTCAAAAATGGCCTTATATTCCATCGAAATGCCATCAAATTTTTCGGTCGCTCTACTTGGCTCTAGGTCTGGAATTCTCTCCTTTAGCCATTCAAACAACTCGACCTCGCGAAAAATTAGTTATCTTCCTCGCCATCTTCCCAACCAATTTTCTTTATTGGGTCATCGGCAGGAACAATCCAATCAGGATAACTACTGCGATCCATCGCAAAAGCCAGGGCAGTTCCTTCATCCATTCCAGCGCGGCGGCAGGCTCTATAAACCTCATTGGCAGCAATAGCCCAAAAATCAATCTTCATCAAAGGTGTTTCTTTTGTTGTGCGCTTTCTCTTAGGCGCTTTTTTACTTACGCGCTTTCGCGTTGCCACCTCGAACCCCTTTCGCCAGGGCTAATTCTAATTGACTTTCCATTTTATCAAGACGCGACACAATGGGGATGTTTTCTAGTTTTATGATGTATCTAAGGCCAGCAATCATTAATCCGATTGAGCCCAAGACCGAGGCAATGAAGCCAGCGACTGATGCCGCCTCCATTATTTAATCTTGCCGTAGCGCTCGTAGTTAGGATTAAGCCAATTAATAATGCTAGGCAAAACTGAGATTAGAGCGGCATTGGCAATTGCAGCAGGGTCGAACCCCACTGCTAGATAGGTCGCTAGCGCTGCTGCTAGAAAGGCTTTCGCCCAACTCTCTGCTGCTAATTTTAGATCGCTTATCATTTTTAGTTCCTTCCAGGTCAAAGGGTTTTCCGTTGTCATCTCCCAATGTTGTGAAACTGCAATGAAAATGTGAAATGTGCGGATTTGGTCCGCGATATTTACGCCACTTCCAATTTAATGTTGGACTGCAAATCCGCTTGTTGTGAATAATGTATGCAATGCGCTTATCTCCGCGTTTAGCACATTTTCGAATCTTCTCAACAAGGTCAAAAACCTCTTCTTTGTGTGCCGCTAAATCTGAATCAATATCAATTGCGCGCACAATTCCCGATTTAGGGTCAGGGTTGTGATCTGATTTGCGCGTTGAGTGTCTAGTGTCTGCAATCCATCCATCAGACTTCCTATCTCTCTCCGGGTAATCATCATCAATCTGTTCGCGTAGTTGAACTCCGGCCTTGCATAGTTTAGGCAGCATCTTTATAAATTGTGCTATGAGATTAAGGCTGTAATTTCATCATCGGTGAAACCTAACTCTTTAAGTTTGGCTAAACCTTGCTGACGATTAAGCACTCTAATTTCGTAATCTGTTGGTCCAGCAATATGAGCCTCAATCGCTGCTTCTAATTCTTCTTCAGTAATAGTTGAGTTATCGGCTGGCTTAATGATTTTTGCCGTAGGGTCGTTATCGTCCCAACATAAACCTTCACTTCCTAATTCTCTGTCTAATTGATTAAAATTAATTTCTTTTGATGTTATTGCCATATTAAGATCCTAAGTCTATTACGGTAATTTGACGATTAAAAAACTCGCCTGTGCCTGCTACTACTCTGTATTTTGCGGTGAAGGTGTTGCTTCCAGCGGTTAGATTTTTTATCAAAAACGCTGAAGAAGCGCGAACCACATTTTGACCGTTAGTTCCAGAACCTCTCAAAGCAATTGCAAACTTATCGTTAGCAGCAATAGTCGTCGTTCCAGAAACGGCATAAGACATTAGCGCGAATTGGTCAACAGCGAGTGGCTGAATTTGCCCTGTAATGATGACCAAAGCTTTCGTGCCTGTTGTAACTGTGACCGCTGGACCTGA